CTACGAATGTTCTGTTGTTTTCTTGTAAGTATTTGTTAATGATTTTAAATGCCATATATTATTCCTTTTCTAATTTTTCTGCGATTTCGTCAAACAATTCTTTTAGTTTTTCATCTGATTGCAAGACTTTGTTGATTTTTTCAAGTTGCCCGTGGGCTTCTTGGAGTTGCTCCCGTAATTCGTCACGTTCAGCAAGACTAAAAGCCTCATCGATTGTCTTATTTGTTAGTTGAATACCTAAGTTTTGAATCACTTTATTTGATATGTTCATTGTTCACCTCGTTTTATCTAATATCATAATAGGTACTATTATTGTATTTAAAATTATCAAAGATAGTTTTAAATAAAGTTAACAGGTTGTAACTAGGTCCGCCTGGAGAAAATTGCAAGTATGTACCATCTCCATATTTTACACGCAAAGGTGTATAAGGCTGTGACTTCCCATCATCGTTATGGTTTACAACTAAGTTAAATGCATGGTCTCCACGCATATAGATACCTACACCACCGCCAGAGTCACCACCCATCGCACCCCAAACGTCATTACCAGGGCCTCTAAACGCTAATCCATTCGAATCCCATGAGGTTCTCCACCCAGTAGACCCACTTTGCATCCGAATTTGTCCAGAGTTCAAATCAAAGACTGATCTACCGTTTGTAGACGTGAGCATCCCACCTTTAATATGGTTAGCTGTGAAGTCAATGGATTGAATCCGAGTAATCGTCGCTTGTTTCGCAAACAACTCATCAATGAATGCTTGTTTTGAAACTAACTTCTGAATGAATGCAGTATCAAACTTAACCTTATCAGCTGTTACTGCTTCAGCTTCTAAAATGTTAGTAGTCACTGAACCAGCTTCAAAGTTTGCAGTCTTCAATTTATCAACCATGGCTGACTTGATAACTGCATTGTCAATCAAGGTGTCGCCTGTGATGTGTGTTGCTCGGCCAATAATGCGGTTGTTCCCATTAGCACCTAGATTGATACCAGAAATGATATCCCCAGCGCTATTCAGATTTTGAACCGCCCATGAACCTGCAAGCTGTGTTACTTGAGTTCGTGTTGCTTCCAAACCTTTAGCAATCTGTATCGCTCTTGTCTGTGCATCCGTAGCAAGTCCTTTAGCTTCGTCTGTCATTTTATAAGCTTCGTCAAATTGGCTTGGCTTAAAGCTACCAGTTCTCGGACCTCTCACAAGCATAGGCTCTTTGACTTCTATCCATCCATTTTTTACAAGATAGAAGTAAATAGGGAAGCTCCCTACTTGGTCAAAATCAAGGTCTTCTGTCATTTTGAACGTACCTTGAAAATCAATCCAAACGTTTCTAACTGGTGTTTCAGGATTGGCAATCGTTTTTTGTAAAACAGTTTTGTTCCGTGAGTGATTTTTAATAACCACGCAAAATTCATGATCTAATTGTCGTCTGATTTTATACTTAAAACCTAGCGTGTACACTTCATCTTTTAGGATTTTAGGAACGTAAATGGGTAACGTGAACCCGCCCCAGTTATAACTAGTCAAGCCTTGAGCGTCAATATTGAATACACCATAGTCCGTGTTATAGATACTAACTCCACTTCTTTTATTGACGATAGTATGCTTGTCTAGTTTTTCAGAATTTACAATCAAGTTATTATCGGATACGACTAAGTCGTTGACTTCTGTTTGGAAAATCTCGTTGGTCATAACCAAACGTGAAATTTTATCAGGCAAGCCTTGTTCTGTGTTACCCAAAACACGCTCGTATAATTGGCTTGTTTCTTTAACTCTTTGGAAATCAGCGTCGTTGACCTTTCCAGCCATTTGACTTGCAAGTGTTGTAATTCGTCCGTCAATCCCTTGTTTGTAATCGGCTAGTTTGACCTCGTTATCTCGTTTGAGTGCTTCAAAACGTTGGTTCGTACTTTCAACGGTTTCTGTAAAAGTACTTTTAGCGACATAATCTCTTGATATTGTTTCACGGATAGCATTTGTTTTGCTAGCTGTTTCTTCTCTAGCATATCGCTTCAATTCTTCTTGACGTTGGCCGTCCTTATCAATGAATGATGTTATTTCTCCAATTTTTGTTTTTATGCCGTCTGTCGTTTGATTGACTTCAAGCATTTTAGAGCCATATTCATTTTTAAAGTCAGTAATTTTGCCATCTTGCTCGTTAACTCTACTAGAGATATTGATGAGATCAATAGAGTTTCCCCGAATAACTTCCTTGATTTCACTAATAACTTCAGCACTCGTGCCAGCCTTTTTCAAGGCTTCTTCTGCTTTTGCTTTGGTCTCTTCAAAACCAGCTGAGTTGAAATCTTGAAACCTTCGATTGATTTCTTCGGATAACGAACGTTTGTTTTCTTCGGCTTTTGCTTCAACGAGTTTGATTTGGTCGCTAAAATCTTGCTTTATTTGGTCAACCTTTGCATCGAACCCTCTATCTGCTTCCTCAATTTGGTTTTGAAGTTGAGCTTCAAACTCATTGAATTGTTCAATCTTTTTGGTAATTGTACCTGCATACGAATATTGCGCATCATTCCCAGCTTTGCTGTCAGCGCTAATGCGACCACGAAGCCCACCTTTAAAATTGAAAGATTGACTCAAAACTGGAGATTTAAAAGTCTCTCCTGTGTTGGTTTTGATAGTTACCCACTGACCAACATCAAGTAATAGATGCCCTTGATAATTCAGGCTGTATGGATAATACCTAATATCCTTGATACTGTGATACAAGTTATCTAAGGCCGATTGGTACATCAACACATTCTCAATCTCGAGCGAACGACCTGTACGCAATCCGACCGTGAGCGTTTCTTTATCTTTTTTACAAGTAATACCTGCAATTTGATACTCGATCTCGCTCTTGGTCAATCCGTGCATGAAGTAGCTATCAGCAGTAATCGTGATACCTGAGTCGGTCAATTCCTTGACTTCTAATTTTCCTTCACGGTTGAAAAAACAAGACATTCCGAGCATTTGAGCTGATTGCCCTAATACGTCTCGGAATGTCATTTTTTTATCTTTAGGAATCTTGTCAATTCGATAATTCATGGATGCGATACCCATGTTTTCATTAGCAAGTTCGACACCTGTCTTTAAACAGATTTCTTTGATCACATTTCTGATTTCTGCTGGATAAGTTAAGTCTGTGACGTGTTCACGGTTCAACTTAAACATTCCATCCATGAGATCAAGCTTGGTCGTTTTACGATTGCGGTCTATCTCAATATCGTTAATGAAATATTCACCCATTTTGACCCATTCATAGGTTCCATCAACCAAAAGGCCAATCTCTGGATAAATTTTATCTAATTTGCTGAACGATGTAATCACGCTCGCAAAAACAATCTTGGCACTACCTGCACACGTCCCACCTGGCTTATATGTATCGCCTTTGATGTATCCGTAATCAAAACTAGCCTCGTTGATATCTCTAGATTGATACTGTCCTACTCTGATAGCAAGAGTACGGTTTTTAGCAAACATAGCTTCATTGAATTTCTGTCGTCTGAATACATCCATATTTAAAAACCTACCTTTCTATCAGATTGAACTTAGCGCCAGACCATGGCTTGAATTTTTCAGTAAATGAGTAGCTCGGAGCCGTTCTATCACCAACGTAGAACGTTTTAGTTGTTTGTCCGTTTATTGGATCCGGATAAGACACCTCGAAGAATTCAGGAGCCACGGCATTTAAAATCTGACTCATTTCACCCTGAGTCAGCATGCCCCATTCGCAGTTTAACTTTCTCTTGGTCGTGATACGGTCACGCACCATATCTCCGTTAGCATTACGTCCTGTTTCTCCGTCGATGTCCTGGATGTCTACTTGAAAAGATTTGGGAGGCTTAACAGCCACCCCGTTAATGATTAAGCGTGCCATTTTACCTCCCTTTAGATATTAAGCAAGACTTGTCCTGCACGTTCTTGTTCTCGATTGATTTCTTGGATGGCCACACGACCAAACTCATGGCCGCCGATTTGAATAACAATGTCACCACTGCCACTGAAGCCACTTGGTTGTGTTAAGCCACCACCTAGAGCATTTACTACGGCCCCACCTACAACACGTCCCATAGTTTGCAAGAAGCCAGTGTTTTCAAGTGGCATAACAACCTCTTTACCAGCCTCACCAATCATGGCTACTGTAGGACTGTCAACGATACCACCACGAGCCAAACGAGGAAGGCTGACATAGCCAATGCTTCCCAGGGATACACCAGGGATTTTGTTGATCATTCCGATGACGCCATTGATCATACCAATGAAACCATTGACGACGTTCTCAATCGTGCCTAGAACGGCGTTAACTGCGCTCTTGAACGCTCCACCAACTGCACTACCGACCATTTGACCAGCATTCACGAAGATGTTTTTGACCGTGGTCCACACACCAGAGAAGAAGCTACCAATCGTGCTGAATGCGTTCTTGACCGCTTCAAATGCTGTTTTGAAGACACTTCCGAACCAAGTAGCCACGTTAGCAAGTGCGTTCGTGACATCGTTCCATCTTTCACCAAACCAAGTGCCGATTGATGAAAATACATTCGTTAGTGCGTCCCAAGCCTTCTGGAATATGTCACCAAACCACTTAGCGACATCTGCTAAAGCTGTTGTAATGTCGTTCCATCGTTCTGAGAACCATTCTCCGAGAGGTGTGAAGATAGCCACAATCCCATCCCAAATTCCTTGGAAGATTGCCACAACAGCATCCCAAATAAACTTCAAGACTGCTACTGTCAAATCTAACAATCCAGTTAAGATTGTAGACAAGATGCTCATGATAGCATCGCCCGTTTCGGTGAAGCCGTCGAAAATTTTGCTCATATCACCGGTAAGGATACCCGTGATAATATCAAATACCCCCTTAAGGAAGTCGGCTATTCCTCCCAAAATATCTGCAGCAACATTAAATAATACACGAAAAACCTCTACTATGTACTCAATGGCAGGAGCGAGGATTCTAATCAGTAAGTCAACAATAAAGCTGATAACTGGTGCTAAATAAGCATTGATAACTTGTGACATTTCTTGGAAGCTAGCGACCATGTCCAAAATCTTTTGAATCAATTGTGAAATGTGCTTACCGATTGTATCGGAGAAACCTTGACCGATTTTCTTGATGACAGGTTGGATATGATTGTTCCACCCTTTTACAAATACGCTAACAAAACCAGATATAGCCTTCGTTGATGATTCAATCGACGGTCTAATATAATTATCATACACACGACTGATTGAATCAGACATGTCATTGATTGCTTGTTCAGCACTTTCAAAGATTGGAGCGATGTCAGACAAAGTATTTGAGAAAATTTCAGTAATGCCAGGCATGTTATCCGTAACAATTTGCTCGATACCTTTCATAAGGTCGCCACCAAACTTGTAGCTAATCTCTACAATACTTGAACTAATTGCTAAAATAGATGACACAATCGAACTTCCGATACGAATAGCACCAGTCGATGTAATGACATCATAGAAACCGTCTGCGAACGCTTGAGCGATGTTTCCGGCCGAGGCAAACATATTACCCGTATTCTCAAATTCTGCCACCAGAGCGCGGGTGATGCGCTCTTTTTGACGCCCTAGACCGTTTGCGATGCTTTCAGCAAGGAAAACACCGATACCAACTCCGACCGTACCGATAGAACCCGTAATCTGCCCTAGTGCATAAGCGATTTTCTCGTTCATGCCATTGAAGGCATTAACTACCCGTGGATCAGTAGCGATTTCTTCAAGTGTCGTCTTGATTTGACCAAGACCAATCTTGATACGTTCTAGACCTTCAGCTCTAAACGCAGCATTAAACCCTTTACCAAATAGGTCAAATAAACCTTTTAGTTTATCTCCAAGACCATCAAAGATACTCTTGAATTGGTTATCCATATCGGTAAGAGCTACTTCTGGCAAGATATCCTTGAAAGGTGCGCCACCGCCCGCTTTTCCTTTCTTGCCTTTGCCTCCGCCGCCACCGCCTTTGCCTTTGCCAGCGCCGTCATCATCACCAGAATCGTCTTTCTTACCTAATAGGTTGATTTCATCAAATCCCATTAGACCAAGTAATTCCTTAACGGCTTTTTTAGCTGACTTGGCTGTGTCGTCGAGGTTATCGGCCATACCACCTGAAGCATCATCTGCGTCACCCATGGCATCTGCGAGGTCGCCTGCACCGCCTGCTGCATCTTGTAGCGAGCCGTTCATATCATTGACCGCTCCGGCTACACCACCGTCTTTTACAGTCGCTTTCTTGTTAAACATCAAAGCGATGAATTCGGCCAATTTAGCAGTAACGTTCTTCAGTACCATCGCAAACGAATTCAAGACTGGCATGACTGCGTTCACGATTGGTAGGAATGCGTTCCCTACGTTAAGTGCAGCATCTTTAAGTAATGATTTAAACAAGCTGATTCGTCCGTTGACTGACTGCGACAAGGTCGTGCCATATTTGGCGGTCGCTTGTTCCAGGATAGCCATAAGGCGAATTTGTTGTTGTGTCTGGTAATCCAACTGGTCCCAGCTTTGACCATTTGCAAAACGCTTGAACGCTTCAGTAGATTGAATCATCGCCACATTTACGTTGATTCCCAAATCTTCAATTGCTTCGGTGTTCCCGAGCAAACCTGAACGAATGCGTTCCATAACGTCCGTAATACTACGGCCTGAACCCTCTGCGACAACTGCAGATGTCTGAAGCATCTTAGCAGTATAGGCGCTGAGCTTGTTTGAGTCTTTGATAAAGCCAGAAAATAAGTTTGAATATACCGCCCCATATTTTGTCGCTTCACCAACGCCCATATTCATAGCGCTCGCATTATCATTGACCCATTTTAAGAATGTTTGTGAGCTCTCGCCCATTTGGCGTTTAATTTGGTTGACTGCTGCTGTGACTTCAAGAGCCATTTGAGTCGAATACATACCGACATCGAGCATCTTCTTACCAAGATATGCCAACCCAGCGAATTTAGCCAATTTAGCAAATGTACCCAGCATAGAACCGGACTGTGCCTTAATCTTGTTGGTTGATTCTTGGACCCTACCAGATGCATCTTTGACTCTGTTCTCGACTTCTTTCATCTTGCTCTTGAAAGGTGCGATTTCAGCATCAATCATTACCTTGAGCTCATCAAGAGTAACTCCCATCTATTCTCCTTTCATTTTCATTTTTCGATTATGACTTTCAGCGAATGCGCGCATGCGTTCCTTATGCATCCTCATTTCTTGTTCTTGCCTTGCTTTTTCGACTTGGTCTCTCTCTTCCTGGAACAAGTCCGGAGCGTAGTCCCAAACGTCAAGAGGTTTAGCTTCTTTCGAAAGTAACAAAGATACGTTATTCGCTATCATTTGCGAAAGCCTGTAAGATTCAACTATTTTTTCTTTTTGCTTTTGAATCGTGACACGATTGTGACTTTCAATCATGTCTCTGATTTCTAATATGGTTAAATCCCAAAAATCGAGAGGCTTTCCTCCGATATCTAAGAACATCGGATATAGCCTCTCAACCATTTCTTTTACTGAATGGACTGTAGTCTCTTCTAGTCGATTACTTCCATTTTGGCTTTGGATTTTTTGGGAGCTTTCTTCTTGTTTTTCTCCTCCCGTGGCATAAAACCCGATACTTGAAGCATCGGCAAGACAACATCTGCCATAAACGCTGCCTGGTCACCGCCATTATCCACGTAAGAATCATATAGATCAGATACATCTTCGAATGAAATGCCGTGCTCATATTTCTGAAGCGCTCCGTGAGTCAAGAGCAACATCACCTTGAGTGGCGGCAATGCAAAAGACTCACCTTCAGCGGGCATGAACACCTTGAGCAAGTTCACTCCGATTTTTTCTTCGACTTTAGTCGCTTGCAAGGATGTGAGGCGGAGTTTCAACTCCTTATCCTCGCTGACTTGCCAAACTGCGTATGGTAGAGTAGTCATCTATTAACCTCCAATTCCGTCTGTGAATTCAAGTTCAGATTGTAGTGCAATTTTAAGAGTAAACTCAATAACAGAGTTCACACCGCCGCCGCCAAGTTTGACAGATACTTGACCTTCAAATTGAACCTTAGTTTTATCTGGGTAAGTTTGTTCAAAGAAGAGTTTCTCCTTATCTTCCGCTGCCTTACGCAAAACACGGTAAGAAGAAGTTGTGCTTGAGTTATCATAAGCGAACTTGTACTCAAGCTCTCCTGCATCACCAATACCAAATTCGTATTTTTTAACCTTATCTGCAAGGGTTGTGTTTTCAACCTTTTCAGGTTCGATACCGAATTCAGGCACTTCTTTAAGTCCTACAAGGTCAGTATAAGTTCCTTTAGCTTTTCCATAAGCGAGCTTAATTCCATTTGCTAACATCTATTAATTCTCCATTCTGTATTGATAAACCAATTGTGAATTTAGGTCAACGATTCCTTCAAAGCGCATCAACTTATGACGCAAATGCGACGGGTCAGGAACGTCCTGACAGTCAGTTCTTCGCAATCCTAAAGATGCGAAGATTTCATCGATTTTGACCGCTAAATCGCTTGTACTGTCTTTGTCGAATATATCAACCTTGTAGCGGATATTCGATTTGCGCTCTTTCTCGCCATACCATTCACCTGGTTTGTTTTGTTCTTCTAAAAAAATGACGACTGGGAAGTTCTCCCAATCGTCCGGATAAGTATCGGTCACATTATCTGCGACCTTCTGCAATTCTTTGTAAATTACGGGTTTAATATTGATCATTATATCTGCTCCTTCAGCTTCCTACTAACGTATTTAGAGATGTTGTTTGATACACGTTCCTGGTTGTCCTTCAAGGCAGGGTACAAGTAAGGTTGCGCCGGCTGACCATACATCTTGTAGAACTCACCTCTTTTTGCAAAGTGGTAAGGTCCTACGTTGATTTGGTCTTCGTGCACGTACCAAGGCGTTGACCGATAAGACACGCTCACTTCAGGCGATATACCCGAATGATTAGCTAGTCCTTTCGGACCTGTTCCAAGTTCGACATAAGCGCCGTGATCTGAATTCGTGAAGACTTCACCGATTACTCGGCTACCTTCAATCCTAGCTCTTACTTTGATACTATTCCTCAACTCGCCCTCATTTGCCGGTGCTCTGAGTTTGGCTTCTGCTTGAACTACATTTTTACACGCATTCAAGACCGCACGCCTGACGATGTCATCGCCTACTTGTTTGCTTGCCAGCTTACGACATTTAGCAATTAAGCTATCTGCTCCGATTAAATCTGACACGTTCTAACTCCAATACTTGATGTTGGCTATACACTTTTTTCGAGATAACCCTGTGCGTGACTTCTGTCTTGCTCTCGATACAAACACCATCTTTGACATTGATGTTTGCATCCTTGCTCGCATTCGCATTCAGGATATCATTCAAGCGTTCACCATAGATTTCAGATTGTAGCTTGCTACTAGCCGGCCACAATTCAAGCCTCACTTCTTCAAGCTCATCCGCATATCCTTCTTTAGCAATCCCTTCGTCTGTCACGATTTTCTTGAACCGTTTGAGGTTATAAGGTTTCAGTCTATTCTTTTTCAAAAACATGGCCTGCCACCCTCGCTAAGCGATGCATCCGAATACGTTGTAAAACCCCCATAGACAATCCGTTTTCTCCGTAAGTAACAGATATACCACCTTCGCTTCTTGACTGCTCTCCCTCGCTTCCTGAACGATTGTAGAGCTCGATTACAAGCTCTGGGATAAGTCTTTCAAGCGCAGGCGTGAGATTGTCTCGATTAGTTTCTGATAAAATGATATTTTCTGCCCGTAAAATCAAAGACGAGAGGACTGCTTCGTCACTCTCGCCTGTCAACATTTTTAGTTTTCCAAGTTCCATAAGACCTCCTAATCTAAAGGAGTCGTCTCGTCTCCTTGTGCTTCGGTTTCTTCTTCGTCAATGACTTCAACTACATCTGCGATATCGACCGAGAACCCTTCTTCAAGATTGTGAGACAGTTCGTCAAAGCGCTCTTCTGTCATCTCAAAGACTTCATTCTCTTGTCGAACCACATTAGCTTGCCAATCATTGAAGGCTTTCTTGACTCTGACTTTCATTGGTCAGACCTTATTTCTTGATTTCTGCAAGCACGACTTTAGAATCATCAGAAACGGCCACTGTGTAGAACTCGTCGATTGAGATTTCAGTAGTACGTTTCAATGACTTACGATCTACTTCAACGTTTGGATCGCGTTTAAGGTAAACAGTCAATGCTGGAGTGTCTTTTTCAGTTTCATCATCATGAGTGAGTTTGATGATTGGACAAGTGAAGAATGCGCTAGTTCCATCAAGAGCAACTTTCTTAGTAGGAACGATGCGTGTGTTAGCGATTGTTCCAATTTCACCAGTCATTACAACTTGGTTAGGATATTTATCCGCTGAGATGAAGTTAGGATCTTTACGCAATGTTGTCACTTGTTTTGGATTGACAAACATTACTTTTTCAGTGTTGACTTCTTCTTCAAACAAATCAATAGCATCTACGATTACATCATAGCTGATTGCTTTTGTCTTAGAGTCAAACTTACGAGTGTTTGTTTTCAAAAGTGCATCCATTGCATCGTTATCGATTTTAGATGCAATTGAAAGTGCAAGTTGGTTTTCAGCATTACCTACTGGGTCACCATAACCAGAAAGAACAGCTTCATCTGTCAATTCAACAGCTTTCATAGCTTTCTTGATTGTAGCAGTCTTAGTAGATGTTCCAAGAACTACTACTCCAGCTTCTACACCTTCGTTTACATCTTCAGCATCACCGATATAAGTGTATGATGGAACAGTAATTGTATTACCTGGTACACCTTCAAGCGTGCGGTCGATTGCTGCAAATGGAATCACTTGCAATTTCTTTGGTAGTTTAGCTGCAATCATATCTCCCATTACTTCAGGATTTACGAGATTTGCAATTTTAGTTTGTGTCATGTGTTAAATTCCCCTTTTTATTTAATTTAAAAATGAGTTATATAATTCAGGGTTTGACTGCTTCAGTGCAGCCTTCTCTGAATGGCTCATTTGGAAAAATTGAGCTTTTGAAAGCCGTGATGATTGTTGCGGCGCAGTCTTAATGGGTGCGCTACCCTTCATGCGTTCGGATACACCTTTCTGTACTGCATCCTCCCACGTTTTCTGAATGCTTGCGACCGATTCGGTCACGGCTTCAGCATTCGACAAATCGACCACGGCTACTAATTCAACTGGTAAGCCACGTTCGCTTAGCATTGCCTTAGCTTCTGCGGTCAATTCCTTGCGAGCAATAGCTTGTTCACGATTGGTCAGTTCTTGCTCGCGCTGATCTAACTGATATTTCTGTTTCTCGTCAGCGTTCATTTTAGCAAGCTTCTTAGCTTCGTTTTCTTTGGCTTCTTGCTCTGATTTCCACTTAGCAAACTTCTTATCGATGATGGCATCGACTTCTGCATCTGTGTACTTCTTCTCGTCTTGCGGTTGGTTTTCGATAGTAGGTTCTGCAGGTACCTCTTGTACTTCAACCGTTTCGACTGTTTGTGTTTCTTCGTTCATTACGAACCTCCTATTTTTAAAGTCGTCCCCGACTGTGTAATTCCATGGCTTTTAGTGTCTTCAATGCTCGGACAATATAAAAACCGTACGGGAACCCATACGGTTAGATTTTATAGTTTAATTTCTTCAATTTCCGCACGTTGTTCTAGAATTGAAAGATACTCCCACATGACTGAACGCTGACGCTTTAAAAAATCGATAGGACATTTAGGTTCAAACTCTAACTCTCCTTTTTCGTATTGACTAATCATCATGTCTAACTTTTGGAATTTTTCTCTCAATTCGTAGTATTCTTTTTTAAATCGTTCTTTCCAAGGTTCCATTTTTTCAATCCTTTCTTTACACCTTCAATTATTCCGCTGAACACGGCCAGAATAATAAAGATTAACAACAAAAATACCAACCACCCCAGGGCAATCAACACCCATTCCCAAATAAACATAAACTCCTCCTTTCTGAGCATGAAAAAAGCACTTAGATTTCTCTAGGTGCTTTGACAACTATTAATAAGCAAATTCAAGTTTTGGTTTAATTTCAAAGGTATCATAAAGTTACCTTGCATATTCGTAACCTAATTTACCTTTAATACGGTTAAACGTTTCAAAAATGTGATTAGGGGTATCCTCTTGAAATACAAATCTAGGAGTTTCGTCATCTGGGTAACTGGATTTTACCCATGGATAAATTTCTGTATAGAATTGCATTGTTTCTTTACTAGGTAACGCCATTACTTCCATTTCAGTACCTCCTTAACTTTTTGTAACAATATTTTATCTGGTGTGTCTTCAGCTAAAACACCGACTTCAGCTACTAATTCATTGATATTATTTTTCTCAAAAGCAGCTAACGCATTAATACTAATTTTGTGAAGATACATCATATCAAGGTTTTGTTGTGTTTTCACATACGACACCAACGGAGCATTTAATACCTTCATTGCTTCTTCAAGGTTATTATACCTCTTTTTATTCTTTTTGTAAAATGCTTTAGCAGAATCCCAATGTTTTTTATGAGTCAACTCATGAATAAGCGCATCCCTGATGTTTTTTGAAGCAAAAAATCCATCCGATAAAATTTCTTTGAATTCTTTTTCTGAATGGAAATCATCACTTATAAACATAGTGTCTTGTTTATAATCATATCCCGCTAAACCAGGAAGTCTCGATTTTTTCAAAAATACAACAGTTGGTTTCTTATAGGAGTCCAGTTCTTGAAAAATAGTATTAACATTTAAAACCGAATCTCGTATTTTCTTTGTGTCATCTTGTACCCAAAAATCAAAATCCGTTCCAGTCAATTTCTTTGTTTTGACTCTAATATCATTCCCGACTGTGAAAGAGCGTTGTTTAGCCATTAAGTCAATCGTGTTCACGTTCTGATTATAACTCTTTCCTTTGTCTTTTGCAACGTATTTATCATACCACTCTTTATAAGACATATCAGCAGGCACGTACTCGACCTTTCCTGTTTCAGGATTTCTAGCCCTACGCTCTAATTTGCTGTAATCTGCATCTTCGTCATAGGCGATAGTAGTAGACCTGCACCAAGGATGTAGTGGTGGATAATTCACACCAGGTACGGCATCGTCTGTGTTATAAACCTTATTGTCGTGCTGTTGACAGATATGCGATGTCCGTTTATCCAGCACGGCTACGAATTTATACTTTGTAATCTCAGCATCTTCATAGCTAAGCAGTTCCATTTGATTGTGAAAGAACGCTGACTCAGTCCGTACCAAACGTCTAGCTTTGTTCTGACCAACCTCAAAACGTTCAGCGATTACTTGAGCCGTGGCTCTTGCACTCCGACCAGTCATGAGACTTACTAGGAGCTCGTCCTTCACGCTTGAAGCAAGCGCCCCTGTATTCGACCATATTCTGTCCGAATAGGCTTCTCCTGTCCACTTTAGACCTTGTAGACGTTTGATTTCTGTTTCAGGTAAGTCAGAGAAGCTATAAGCAAGACCTGTCTGCTGCTGCAAGTCGAAAGTAGCCTTGTAGTAACTATCTTTCATTAAGTCGCTATAAAAGGCATCTGAGCCTGATTTCTCTGAATGATAGATAGACTCACGCATACGGTCTAAATCGTCATTCAAACGTTCTAAACGTTTCATGCGATAAGCGTAAGCCGGACTATCTAAATCAGCCAGTAACCTTTGTATATTTGGGTCATTCGGTCGAGCTTCAAGAACCTTACGAAGTTCATTCAGGCCCTTTTGGTCCTTCATGTTTTTCAAGACATGACGAGCATCACGCTCGCTCAAACCATAATCACGCTGAAACTTGTCAAAAATCTTGTTGATTTGTTTATCTAAATAAGCTTTGGACTCTTTGTAGACTTTATCAAACTTGTCTGCTTGCTTCTCAGCCTTATCCATCTGCTCATAGATGAGATTAGCCTTCCTCTTGGTCCAATAGTCTTGGTTCTTCATCTGTCACCTCTTCGTCTGGCTTCGTGTTAACCTGGTTAAAGAATGGCACACGTTCCATATTCTTTTCTTTTTCTTCCTCAAGGTCTTCCAATTCAGCGTCAGGATCCTCGACGAATGGTAAGAGAGAAATAAGCTGACGAAGTGACACCTTACCTTCAAGATTATTGATAACCTGTGACAATTCAAGTAAGTTTTTAGGCAATCCACGGCTAAACTGTGGCACAATCGAGTGTGCCTCAAGAGCAATCTGCTGCATGCCCAGATAATGAGCAAAGATAGCAATACGCTGTCTAAGACCTCGCTTGTAGTTTGCTTCTTTCGTCTTAGTTATCATCTCAAGACCTAGCAACTTAAATTCCATGGCCACGCCCGAAGTATTCCCTGCGAAGCTCTCATCTGTCAAATTTGGCACATGGCTAAATGTGTAGATGTCTTCTTTCAAAGCCTTACGCAAGATTTCAGTAGCGTTCTCGTCCAGAGCGTTCTTCAAGAAATCAGCCTTGGCATCTGTTGGCAACTCCAAAAGTCCTTCTTCAGCAAGGATGCTCATTGCTTCTCTGGCATCTTCCAGGTTGTCAGCTAACTGCGCACCGTACAATACGAGAATAGACTCGACTGCTTGTTCTTTGTCGTTGACACGATTACCCATCAACGAGTTGTAAGCATCAATCAAACTGATTTGTTGTTCGTAGTCACCAATCGTAAAGTTATTGTTTCGGTATTCAATGATTGGGACCTGACCAAGATTGTGAGGTTCTACTTGCTCATTCTGTGTTGTTCCTGTGCTTGAATCACGCAGCACGATGTGATAATGCAGATTTTGAGTAAAGACTTCAGCTTGATACTTGGTAGCATCCTTCGTGTCATCCTTGATTTCGTAGTAGTACACTGCAAAGAGAACCTTGCGTTCGATACTATCATCATAAACCAGGAATACATTCTCAGGATCTACGCTAGTAGAATCAAGCTCAGTCAATCCTTCCTTGGCATAGATGTATTCGTAAGCACGGCCATAGATAGACATGTTCAATGCGTTCTGTGTGTCTACCTGGTCAATTTCAGCGCCGTCAAATGCCACCAATAATGATTCGATATCGCCTTCAGCAGTATTATTGTACTTAATAGCGTTGCCCATAAAGTAACCTGTGGCGGTGTCCGAAATATCCTTAGCGTGATTAGCTACTGTTTTAAAGTTCGGAGCATTCTTGTTTCGTCGTTCATGGTTCAAAATAGCATGCTCGCCCATGTAGTAGCTTTTAAGTTTCTTCAAACGCTGACGTTCTTGTGTGTGTTTTTGAATCAGCTTGTAAATCAATTCTTTGTTTAAAGCCGTTTCGTCATATCCCTCTCTCGGATAAGTTAAAATCTGATACATTTAATTCCTTTCTACAAGCCAAAATCTGACCGTCTGCGGACAGTAGCTTTGACACCTTCAATGCATTGAAGACTGTATCGCAATGCGTCCATCAAGTGGTTGTTCTTGTCTTCCGGCTTATTCAACCAATTACCTTCTTTATCTCGTTGATAACAATAACTGTAAAATTCGTCCATGATATGTTCACAACTTGGATGCACATAAATAGCGTATCCTTGTAATTTAGATACGCCTGCCATGATACTGTCCTTACCTTTCCTACTCTCTTTGATTCGAGATATGCCATGCTCTGACCTTAGCTCTTCAATTAGCCGTGACTCTGCGCTATCTGCGATGATTGTAGATCGATGATACCCTTTGTCCTTTATCATCTTAGCGACTTCCTTGGTTATCAGACCGACTCTGTACGCTTCGTCAAAGATGTGTATTTCTTTTGTTTTGTCATTTATCAACGAGCAACACAAAGCGGTTGGATCGTGAGTGAAACCAAAGTCAAGACCGATGCACAACTTGTTATCAGGGTTTTGTAGCAACTCGTCTTTGTCAAATTCCTTGACAGTCACGTTGTTGTAGATTAAACCTTCAGCGACACCCCACTCGCCGTCGCATACGATTCTCGCACGCCTTGGATTCGTATGATACAAATCCTCATAGCGTTTGATATCGACTTCATCAAGCCACTCGTTGCATCGATAGGTAGTCGTCATCGAAAGTGTATCGGCTCGTCTAGTCTCTTCGTCAAAGAAGACCCGCTTGAGCCAATGCCTCTCGTTCCACGGGTTAAACGTGACCGTGATTTGTTTAAAGAAATCAGGCACATCTAAGCTACCACGGATAGACTCGACGACTGTACTGAACTTATCTTCAGTTTCGATTTGATACGCTTCCTCAAACCATGCCCAACAAAGAATACCAACATCAACCGTGATAGATGTAATTTTAAGTTCATCGTCCAAACCGCGGAAGAGAATCTTCTGACCTGTTTCTTTTACAGTTATCTCAGGCAACGACTCGTTGAATTTAAACTTATGAGCGACTTTTAGTTGGTTAGCTGCCCACTTAAAATCCGTGTAGGTCGATTGCTTGTTCGTGTTTGAGTATCTACGAATGACAAGTAAATTGGCCCAGGGATATTTCAAAATACGGGTAACATAATTCAAAGCAGTCGTCTTAGACTTCTTCGAACCACGGGACCCTTTGACAACTCGGTAAAGATTTCTCGATCGCCAGAACTGACCATATCCAGCTCCAACCATCTTCGGCAAGTCTACGACAATATCGTTCTGTTTAATCTGGTATGTCTGACTCATTCGCAAACACCACCGTTCCAGAAACGTCCGCCTCAACTTTATCAGTGAATAATTTGAGATACTTACCTAATAACTCAAGAGCTTTTATCTGTTCGTCGATAGGCGCCGTACCTTCGTATTCAACATACTTTATAACCTCGCCTGTTATTTTATCCGTCTGTTTACTATATCCAACAATGGGTCGACCAAAAGCAATATCGATAAGACGATCTATGATGTCGTTTGCTTTCAATCCCGATGCATCTAGTCGTTCCTTTGTTTTGATTTTGATATAGTTTAAAATCTCACCTTTTCTAACCCATGCGCTTCCTTTGTTAGCGGCATTGGCTTCGCCAGATGTTGGATATATTTTTAAATAAGCCTGTGTCGCGTTATTGCCGTTAGCGATGTACTCATCTGCAAAATTTCGTTCACGACTATTCAAACCGAACTCATCAACCTGTTCTCTACTTCTTTTCTTTACGATTTTCCATCACCTCCACTTCTTAAAAAATCAAAAAGCCACTCAATGAGTGACTTAACGAGAGGCGACTACTAACCTCTATCAGAACCAATAGTATATTGTTACCTTTTCTTTTTTATTTTGTTGTAGCCTTTTTTTGCGATATTAAA